TTAAGCCTCAAGCGCTGATTGAGGCGACGCCAGGACTCCAAAGACCCACACGTCAAGTACCGCAACGGCGGTAAGATCCGTGTTGAACTCAATGTCGATGGTGTCGTCGGCTTCGTAATCCTTGCCTGTCATGTTGTCGGGACCGTAGGCGGCACCTACCGCCATAAGGGTATGAGCGACTGCGTTAATGTCCGTGTCGTTCATGTATCCGGCTTGATTGTCGCCGTCACCAAGATCAACGGTGGCCACTCCGCCTTCGGCGGTTAGCACGTTGATTCCGGCTCCGAGCGCCACGAATCCCTCGGGCACATTGAATACCCGTAGGAAGTCACCATCCGAGAAGCCGGTGGCTGGCAGGGACAGAGTGTTGCCGTCGTCGTCGACGAGCTCTTGGCCTTTCGTTTGGTTGGCAATCAGTTCCGGAATATTGATCGTTTTCCGAAGCTGAACGAAGCCAACGGCGTCGTAAGGAATGGCCGGAGCTTGTCCTTTAAAGTTATAATTAGCCATGATATATTACTCCTTTTTAGGTTAATGGTTTAGTAAGCAACTAATGACAAAAGTTAAGGCCAGGGGTCTCGGCCTACTGCCTTTACAAGCATGGGCTCTGACCCCTAACCAGGGGGGAGCCGATTAAACCGTTGCTTTGTAGATATACATATCCACAAGCGATTCCGGTTTTAGAACTTCGTATCCGTAGACGTTAAGCCCACGAACCAGGGTCCCAAAGGTTTGCTCGGAGCGGATTGACTCCATTTTTGTCATTTGTGCGGCGAATGAGATCGCTGATTTATGTCCGGCCATTGCATGGAACGCAACCTTGCCAGAATCCGAGACCTTCGTTAGAAGGTTGGAATCATAAATCGTGAAACGGTCGATCATCCCGATCCGCCCATTCCGTAGGATACTTGTGCCGTCACCGGCCAGGGAAGCATCCTTGAGGTCGGACTTTTGAATTGTCCCGCACGCCCATGGCGGTAGGACCATCCAGCGGTCTTCTTCCGGAATGTTTTGCTCGTCGAGAACTGTCCCGACGTCGACGATAAAATCAAGGACATTGGCCTTTGATACAGGAAACGGTGCTCCCGTTGACCCCATATCGAATCCACCGGTTTCGGCTCCGGCGGTGGCTCCCTTATTATCGGAATCGGCATCAGCGTAAACGTCGCCCAGGAACTCACGGTCGACGACGATCTTCATTTGCTGAGAAGCGTCCCGAGCCCAGGAGTCCATTAAAGCAAGATCCGTTTGATGTTTGTCGATATCGTCGCAAATAAAATTGAAGTATTTGGCCTTGTCGATTTCGAGCTCGGTGTTCGGACTTTCCGGTCTCTGGATCTGTAAAGACTGGCCTTTTGAATAGTCTCGGATTTGAATATCCGGAACCGTTCTGATGATTACCTTGTCACCGACGTCTCGAATTTCGCCCTCGTAGTCGGTGTTTGTGATAGCGGCAATAACCGTTGCGGCGTAAAATTTAACCAGGAGTTTTCCCGACCAAATTTCCGGTACAAAGGTCCCGCTGTATTGAGGGGTCCCAGGTGAATTAGATACCATTTTAAGCCTCCTAATGGGTTAGTTGTGGGTTAATTAGGTTAAGTGGCTACCCGAGGCTTAAAACGGAATTAGATTACTCTTCTTTCGCTTGGCCTTTGGCAACCGCAGTCTGATACGAATTGGCAATTTCGTCGAATTTGTCCTCTTCGATTCGACCGGCAATATAATCCTTTTGGGCCTGGTCAAATTGCTTTTTGGTAGCATATTGCTCCCTTGGCTGGCCCTCGCCGGTACTTGCAACCGTTCGGTCCGGCATTGCTTCCGTCCCGAGTCCGGTACTTTCGCCACTCGTATCGTCTTGAATACCAGAGCTTTGGGTTCGTTCTTCCTGGCCTTCAAAAGTGAGCCCCTTTTCAAGAGCATAGGCGCTAAAAATTTCCACGGTTCGACCCGTGTCAAACGTTCCGGCCGCATTCCGGACCAACTCCAGGCGTTGAATGCCTGACATTTTATCCGGATGTTGTAGCCAATCCATGAACGCCTTATCTCTATTGAGATTGCGCCACCCTGGTATCTGTCGATCCAGGGCCGAATTAAATTCTCGCTCAGATTTTTGCTGGTGAGTAAGCTCAATCCTATCGACTCGTTGACTTAACGTGTCGTCTGCCGCCCCCGCCTGGTTAGGATTCGCCTCTAATTCGGCGTTTCGCCCTGCTAATTTGTTTGAGAAATTTACAAGGTCGACAATTTCTTGTCCATACCCTTCAAAGTCTTCCGGATTTAGCTGTTGGGTTGCCGGTTTATCGGCTGGCCCTTGGCGTAAATTCGCATTAGCAAGTTTCTGCGCTTCCGTGACGTCCTGTAAGCTGGCTATGATCTGGCCTTGCTTATCAAGTTTGTCCTTCAGCGCATTTAATTCGGCGGTCAGCGTCGGTACTTCCGCTCGATACTTACCCTCGAGGACCTTGTACTTATGTTCCCAATCCTCGATAGCTGGAACTTCCGAGCGCTCTCCGATTGCCCCTTCATCCTGGGCCGCCGTAGCGTCCGCTTCGGCATCGGCTTTGGCCTTGGCTTCCTTAGCTTTGGCCTCTTTTTCCGCTTTGGCTTTCGCCTCTGCTTCCTTTTTAGCCTTAGCTTCGGCTTTCGCCTTGGCCTCGGGATCTACACCGTCGACAATTTCTTTTTGCTTATCGTCGGCGGCTACACCTTGTTTTAAAACGCTCTCTGGAATGTTCTTTTTCTGAGCTTCTTTCTCGGTCACCTTTTTAGCCATTTTGAAGTCTCCTTTCTGAGCCGGTCTCGCCGGTATTCATTAACCTGGTTAAGCCCCCTCGGGAGTATTTAACCTGGTGCGGATGAAAATGTGCTCTTTCCCCCCGCTCTCAATAAAACCTAAACATTTATAATGAGTAAAATGTCAAGGCAAAAACAAATATTGTTAAGATATTCGCTCGGTTGTATAGATCTGGAGCTTATTCATAATCTGATGCTTCTGAATCTTTCCAATAAAAGCGGCTATCTCATTGTTTTTATAGACATATAATCCCGCCCTGTCATGGTCTGTTGAGTTCTTGTAGTTTCTTTCCTCAACCTGGACTCCTTTTTGAGCCAGGGCGGCGTCCAGAATGTGTCCACCTTGATCCGGATTCTTTGCCTTATTAATAACTGCACGCATATCTACGTCGCATACACGGATGAGCGCCTGGCGTAAAAACTCACCATAAGCGCCGAAGGCTGTTTGCATCTTATCATAAAAGAAACGCTCACCCTTTTGCTTCATAAGATGTTGCCAGTTATCAATATCCTTGGCCTTTAAATCGGCCAGGGTGTCGCCTTTATTTTCGGTTGGCATTCTTATTTACCGGAGTCTTTCTCGCCGGAGCCTTCTTTCCGGCGGCTGGATTCTCGGTCTCCCCTTCTTGACGTGGAAAGATCTGGCATTGACTTGTAACACGGTTTGCCACGATTTGAGTCATGGGCACGATGTCACAATTAAACTTATCTAAAGCCGTATTAACAGCTACTTGACAAGCGGCCTGGCGCTCTTGCGGTGTTAATTCTGGATTCTTATTTTTCTTATTAACTGGCATTTCTCCCCCTTATGATTTGTGAGGGGCCATTTCAGACCCCTCGGTTTAGTCCGGCAATTGCCTATAAATTAAGGACCTTATCCATCATGGCCCTACGCCCTCTTATGACAAGACGACTCCGTTGTTTGATAACAGAATCAGCATTTCATTTTCCCCATCGGCGAAAGCAACGATAGAGTCACCTATTGTAAAGGTGGCCACGTTGTTGGTCCCGTTAAACGTCCAGCTACCGTCCAGGGTAATGGTTACTGAATTGTCGTCGTTCACACAACCAATCATGTAATACTTGTTTTCTTCTGGAGTTAAAGTCATGTCGACGGTATTGTCGTCGGCATCCAGCATGATTGTTGATCCACCTGGTTCAATGGCCCCGTCTGTTACGGGCCGCTGAATCCAATATCCAAGGGCGTTAAGTTGTGCAATCCTTGTGATTCCAAAAGATACGTCTGCTCTCCACATGATAATCTCCTTATACGTTAAAGGGTGGGTTATATCTGGCCGTTATGGCCCTTACGGCGTGATTATATCACGCTTCATAATTAAAGCCTCTTGCTTATCAGCCGCTTCCATTTGCTCGGCGGCATCTCGAGACTGTTTAATCAGCTTCTCCAGGTCCTCGAGAGCTATCGACATTCCGCTTAACTCTTCCTTCTGATTCGTCGACCTGGCCGCTTTCATGGCTACCGTCAACTTCGCTTCCCCGAGATAATCCAAAATTGCTCGAATCCCCTGAGAGTGAAAGTCTCTGGATATACCTTCTAATTGTCTTGAGTTGAATGCCGGTATCATGTCTCCCCCAATTCACAATGTTACCAGGTAATCGGCTTCCATTTAGCCTTGACCCATTTCCATAGACTCGGGCCATATAGGGTACCGGCTACACCGATTGCGATTCCTATTGCAAGTCCTATCCATAACATATTTATACCTCTCCAGCCTCTTCAAGTTGTTTCTTGTAAGCGCCCTTTGCCCCGAAGTAACTGCCGTGTCTAATTTTTTTCCCACGTTTGCCCCGCATCTTTTGTCGGGTTGTCTTTGCCGCCTGGAGCTTAACTTCTTCTGTTGACTTCGTTTCCGGAGCGGTAGTCGTATATTCCGTGCTTTGATCTGTCATTATTTTTTCCTTCCTCGCCATTTCTTTTTTCGGAGTTCTTTTTTGGTAATGTGAGATGCCAGGGCATAAGGGTTTTTAGCCGCTCCCTCTCTAATCAGGGCCGACTTGACTTCTTTAAACCTGGCCTCACTAACGCCTTTCGGCTTATTCTCAGACCACTTCGATTTGTAGTCAAGATATTCTTTGCTTGAATCCATTAGAATTGCGCCTGTCTCGCCAATGGCGGTAATAGTGGATTTTCAAATTCAGTCCCGAGCGCCCCGCCTGGTGGTGCCCCACCACCGCCACCGCCCATAGGTGCCCCCATGCCCATCATTTGCATATTTTGGGCGATTGCCATTGGTAATTCTCGGTCCGTCGGGACAATATCTTCGTCCATTTTAAGTACCTTAGAAGTTTCCCTCAGTACTCTCGCCCTTCCTTCCTGGCCGATAATAGCCATGTCGGTCGGGTTATTTGTCATGGATAAGAACTCAATTCGTCTCGCCTGTAATTGCTCTGCAATTAATAGATACTCGCTGGCCCTGGCCACAATGTTGATATCTCCCTGGTAGTCAATGTCATTATGGATAAGGGTATGGAGCCAGGTATTGTAAACAGCCGGTTTAATTACTTCCGTGTCGATTCGAGTAATCGCATCCTTTATAATTTTGCTTGCGGCCGTCATAAGCATTGAAAGGCCGTGGGCCGTTTTACCCGCTCCACCGGCCGCTCCGCCAATACCTTGCTCGTAAGCCGGTACACCCAATTGCTCACCAGCTTGGCCAAAGAAGTATTGATAAACATTCATTAGCACGTCTGTCAGGGCATTTGGCTGATAGAAATGGACCGCCTCTCTATTCCGCCCGACGGGGTCCGACTTTGTTTTCCATACCTTCCACGGATACAGAGTCATTCTCTCGCCTGATTCCAGTCGGTCCTTATGAACCTCAACCTGGGGGCCTGATGCAATCGCCAGGTTATTCACCAGGGCTCTGGCAACCGCATTACAAATTCTCTGCGTGTCTTCCATAAGCTCGGGCGGAGCATTACCCCAAAGAGAGTCGCTTGTCCGGTCGAAACTGGCCGCATAATAAGGCTTCGTTCCAAAAGGATTCTCATTGATCCTGGCCATGATAACCCATCGTCCTATCATTAGCGCCTTCGCCGGTACAGGCTCCGCTGGATTCTTGATAAGTTTCGGGTCCATTCCCCATTCAATCAAAAGGTATCCAGGGATATCGCCGTGATACTCCAGGGCCTCGATAATGGCGTCTGGATCCTCTTGCTCGTTTGGCCGGTACTCGAGATTCGCACGCTCCTGGTCCGTCCACAACCAATCTTTAAGGCCACCAGCCGTGTACTCATACAGGACTTCGTCAATAGCTCCATCATCGAATCCAGGGACCCCCTTCATTTTGAGTAAGTCGAAATTTCGTAGACGCTGTCTCTCAATGATGTAACCATCTTGAATGTTTCTGGATCCTGGCGATACATAAATGTCAAAAGGATTAACTCTCTCGAATGATCGAATGTATTTCCAACGTACAACAGGGGTGGATGTGCCGTCTGGATCTTGATCCCATACGAGCATTTTCTTCCTTCTAATGATAGGACCCTTGAGAAAAGCCGTAGGGTAAGTAGAAAAATCTTTAATGAATTCAGCAAGTTCTTCATAGAAACCGCCTTCTGTTAGCTGGTCCGCTATGTATTGCTCAACCCTTTTCGCCTCGACCGTTGCGGTCTTCATAACCTTTTGCTGGTTGATTTCACGAAGCTCATTCAGCCGTTCGTCGATCATTTCTGGAGACACGGCTTGCGGTCCTTCGTAAGAGACTATTAGCTGAACCTCTTGCCTGACCTGGTCCGCAAGCGCCTTCTCTTCGTCAATTGGTAAATCTGGTACCGGCGTCGGATTTAAGGCCCATGGCTTATCACCGGCCGGAATCATAACGTCCTTTATCCACGATTCAATCGTTCGGCACTTAGCGTTCGATATCATCATAAAGATTCTCGAACCACCGAAGTCTCTCATGTGGGCCAAGTCGCTCGGGTCATATTTACCCTGGCGTGCCCTGAGAACCTTTAGTAATCGCTCTTCAACAAACCACTTTGTATTTTTCGCCGCACTCCAATGGGCTTGAATGTGATTAGCAAGCCCGATAACCTCTGGTACGTTTTGGCGAATTTCAGCGGCACGCTGGTTGCGTTTAACTTTTTTCTGGTCTTGTTCTGCTAATTCTTTATTATTTAGAACTCTTAGCAATCCGGTCCGCTCTGGTATTGCGGTCGAATTGTCCTGGGCAGATGCGAGTGCTGGCATTATTTCATCCTTTTAGGCTGGAAATTAACTACCTGGACATGGGGCTCTGTTAAGTATTTAACATATCTTGCAATACGACGTAAAGACTTTGAAATACTCCATAAACTTGGCAGAGCCAAAATAAAAATCGTAGCCAATATAAGATCCCCGACGTCGGCGCTAAACATTTCATACCCCCCCATTGTTTACCTTAACTATACTGTTTGTTTTGTCAATGAAATTACATATTACCGTTAAACCATGCGTTTGCCTTTGACTCTTCAATATCCCTGTCCTCTGGATTATTAACGTTATCAGATGGAAGCGCTATCTCTGTAAATGGGTGCATACACGCAAGTAATTCAAAAGAATCAGCGCCATGCGAAGCCCAATCGTGCAGGGGGTTGTCTTTATATGTGCCCAACTTTTCATTCCATTCTTTCCGGTAGGCATCCAGGCACGCAAGGCCCCTTTCACATTTCTCACGATCAAACCAACAAGTGGCCAATAATCGGCGTGCGTTTTCGATCTGAGCCTTTTTACTTATTCGTGGACCTATTTCAAAATTGACACCCATGGCCCTGGCCTGGTCTAATGCCGTCCGGCCAGTCACCCAATCGTGTTTCATAATGTCCCACGGAGCGTACCATTTATGGTACTTATACGGTAACGTGCTTAGATAATTAGCATAATGCCCAAGGCCCTCACCTGAGTTTTCGTAGTAATCAATAATATGGAGCCTGGTGCCAATTGTCTGTACAAACCATATCGTGGTTTCATCATTGTAGCCGATATCCCAATAGGTATCCACCAGGTTGTCCTCACGCCATTCGACCTTTGTGATACGTTTGTCCTTACGGGCCTTCGTGAGCTCCCGCTCAAAATAAGAACCTTTAAGGGCGGCATCAAAGGCTTCCTTTGGATCTGACGGATGCTCTCTAAACATTAGGTCGCCCTGAGTGGCTTCCTGGGATACATACCAGGCCTTTTGTTCCGGAGTAAGCCGGTAGCCATTCTTGGCTTCAATCTTCTCAAAGTATTCGGCCAGGCGCTTAGGAATAGGGACGTGCTTAGGATCTGTTTTATTAAGCTCGTTCTCCGGCCAGCCGAAGAAAAAGAATTTCCACTCCATCCGACCGAGCGGCCTGTCTTCATCCTTGGCGGCCATGGCCTTTTTACACATTTCATAGAAGTGGCCCTCTCGGCCTTCAGCCGTGGATTCGACCGTAATTATCTGGCCTTCGTGAACCGTGTTAAGGGTACCAGAGATAACCTCTTCCGCCTTCCATGGAAACTTAGCGCACATTTTGCCAAGCTCCGTGATATGGATAAGCTGGTAAGTACCTGATCTTCCAGAGGTTGTTACACGAATAGAGGATCCGTTTTTAAACGATAGGGACGTTGTGGATTCCTGGACGGCACCGATCTCTTCTCTGACAAACTTCGGTAAGTTGTTGTATGCAAAGAGGATTTTCTTTTTAAAGAAGTCTTTGGCGTCGTCCTTATTATGGGCAATTATTGCGGCATGAGTATTGGAGTTGAATAAGCATATATCCAGGAATAGCAAACAGAAAAATGTGGTTATACCATGCTGGCGTGATTTGAGGATAACCGACCGATACCATAGATCCAGGTAAAGCAACTTCTGAGCATAATTCATTTTAAACTGGATCTCTTGGCCATGGGCGTCGACGATCTTATAAAGGTTGTTCATCCGCCAACGCTGACTCGAGAAGTTGTTTACCGTCTCCCTGAGCGCCTCTAATTCGTCTTCTGGTAGCTGGTACTTGCTCTGTATCTTGTCAAAATCAATTTCCATGTCTTAGCTCCCCAATTCTTTCTGACAAGACCCAACTCTTTTTCTGAAACAATTAAGGTGCTTACAGGATAATTTGCAAGTCTTCTTTTTGGGTGGTGTTAATTTCGCTGGCATGGTTCCCCCCATGGCGCATTGTTGCGCTATATTTAAGCTATTAATATAATGCTGGATTTGTCAAGAAAAGGATGGTAGCTCCGGAGAGACTCGAACTCTCAATCCACAAGGGCAACGGTTTCTAAAACCGTCGTGTATTCCAATTCCACCACGGAGCTATATTCGACGATTCACTTTAGCACCAAAATAATGGTCATTGAGGCCTGTATGGTGCATTAAAGTGACATATAGGGCTTATACGGTGCATTAAAGCACCATTAATGATTCACTAAAGTAATGGAGCGCCTGGCCGGAGTCGAACCGACGTTCCAGGGGTTGCAACCCTGGTCTCTACCGTTTACAGGCGCTTGTTTAAATAGGCCCTGTTGACCGACTGGACAACCATGCCAATTTAGACAACCACTTACTACTTTTATGTTGTACGATATTCGATTTGCTACTACAAAGATGTTGTTTTGGTAGGCGGCCTCGGACTCGAACCGAGAGGGTACGGGGCTTAAACCCGATGTGTATGCCAATTCCACCAGCCGCCCGAATGCGTTTTTTTACCCGATAGGGATTATAATGCGTATTTCTACCGGAAAATGTGTATTATAACACTTATCGGGAATAATAAGTCCCTTTCGGGTACTATAATTCCTTTGTGGTAGCGGCACCTGGGGTTGAACCAGGGACCTTTCGATTATCGGTCGAATGCTCTACCAACTGAGCTATGCCGCTATAACAGT